AATCAGAATTAAATTGTTACAGGAAAGTAACGCAACTTTATTTTAAAAAGGAAACGCAATGCAAATTAATATCTCCTTAAGGCGAAAAGACCGTCCGATGGCAAGAATGGTATTTCAAGCCAGAGACGGCAGAGTTAAGTACTACAAAGTCCTCAAGGGTAAAACCAAGATGGCTGAGTATGTATCGGAAAAGTTCGCAGAGAAGATCGTCAAGGGATTGAATATTGCAGATAAGGTTGAAATTGAAGCAGAAAATAAACGGCGAATGGAAGCTTACAAGTCGAAAAGATTGAAAGCACGCAAAGCCAGAGAACCGAAACCGGTACCGAAACCTTTGCTTATGACTCAAGCACATAAACCCCCAATACTGGAACCGACAATAAAACATAACACGCCTTTTGGCTTTTCAATAGTTTAACTTATAAGGAGAATACCATGCAGGATTATTTTATCATAGCATTTTACAAAGCAAAACTCGGTGATGGCAAATGGGTTGACGATGGAATATCGCTCTACACAACCGCTGTAAACGTAATTGGCCTTTTGTGTATTGGTCAATTCAAGCTTGCATGGAAGGCATTTAAGAACCGGTACAGTCATGTAGAGGTGTGGTGGGGAGATAAAGACGGCAGGTTCTATGTTGGGCATGGTAACGAAGAAAATGTCTCTGTTGGTTATACAGTATGGGAAGGTGACAAGCAGATGAGGTATCCCTTGTGGCGGGGCGAAATGTTCACAAGTACGATGAGAGACGAAGACGATGGTACTGTAATCCGAGAAGCAAAAGAGGTATTGAGGTATCCTAGAAGATGGGATATAATGACGATCCCGCGAGAAGCAATCCAGATTACTAGAGCAAAGAAGTGGGCAAAAGACCAAGCCGACAACAACCTCGGCTACAACAAGAAAACCATCGGTAATTTCTTCAACCCACTAAGGCCAACCCAGAAACCCAAAGAGAATGAGCAGAATATATGCTCAGTCGCGGTACAAGGCTTTTGTTGGATGGCTGGAATGTTTACTAAATGGCGAATATGGTCACCAATCAAGCTTTGGTGGAAACTCACACAGCTTGGGTATAAAACCAAGCCTTTAATTAAAGACGATTAACATGTACCTAATCCAAACCCTAATCTACTCCGGCGCAATGCTGTGCTTACTTGCTTTGGCTCTGGGCGGGGTGCAGGCTTATATTGAAAGGAAAGAGAAATGAGTGAATTTACAAAAGGCGAATGGGAAGTACAAGACACAGGCCCATGCGAAACAAGTCTTCGGTATCTCGTGGCAGAGAAAAGGGCTGATGGAGATTTAGAGTATCTAGCATGGTGTTATGACCCTAAGATTGCCCACCTAATAGCCAGTGCTCCGGCTATGCATGAGTTCATCCAAAGCCTCCATAAAGACGAAATGCCCGGCTACATGTGGGACTTAAGGAATAAAACCCTTGCTCAAGCCAAAGGAGAATCCAAATGACTAAAGTAACCCCAGAAACAATCCTCCAAGCCAGCGAGACAGAGTTGCCTAAGATTTTAGGCGAGGTGTTAAATAACGTAGCGGCAAAACATAAGTGGCTAAGAGGAGAGTGCGAGTGCGGGGCAAATATGAACTTAGACAAGCCGATATACCATGACTGCACTAGGGTCACTCCCGTAGCCCTCACCCCCGACAACCAAGTTAAATACAGAGATAGGGCTGTGGAGAAGTGGGGGATACTGACATTTATTCGAGCATTGAGGGTTGTGATGTGCGACAATGGCGAGCAAATACTGACTGCGATACTTTGCAAGGCCAAGCCCAAACACTACCTCCAAGCCGCTGCTATCTGTGAAGTGGAGGAAAGATAATGAATAAGCACTACAACACAGCATTGCAAGTATTCATAGGTATTTGCGTGGGCGTGATCATTCTGTTTGTGATCTTCGCACTGTCAGGGTGCACCCAAATAATACTCGAAAAGGACCGCTTGCAGATCAATACATTCTTGAAGTCGGTAGAGTTCGACGGTTTTTACTACGATCCCAACAATGGATTCTTTGAGGTCGACAAGTATACCGGCATTCCAAGCAACATCGAGCTCGAGTACGATCCATTGACGCATTCATTTAAAATAAAAACAGCGACTAACGCAGAGAAATGATACTTGACTTTCGCGAGTTACGTGGTATATTGTGTATGGCTAGGTTTAGCGACCGAAAAAGACGGACATCTCAGCCGTCCCTGCCATACATTATTTTCCTGAGAAATACTATGAGAGGTATTAAAATGAAAAAGATTGACATTAGCACTCCGAAGTACCCAAATAGCTTTGCTTTGGTAGATGACAGCGATTACGCAGAAATCAATAAGGATAAATGGAGCAAGGTGAAACCCGGCAAAGGCAGTACATTCTATACTATCAAAGGGAAGGGAGTAAATAGAAGATGGATGCACTTTGCTATAATAGGAGGGGAGCCTGGGATGGAAATTGACCATAAAGATGGAAATGGTCTTAATAACCAGAGAAGCAATTTAAGGCTATGTACGCACGCACAGAACATGCAAAATAGACCAATGCTCCGAACCAACAAAAGCGGATACAAAGGAGTGTCGTGGGCGAAATGCAATAATAAATGGACGTCTTGTATAGGCGTAGAAGGCAAAACAAAGCATCTTGGATATTTTACTTGCCTTCTAAAGGCCGCTAAAGCGTATGATAAGGCGGCGAAAAAGTATTACGGCGAATTTGCAAGTTTAAATTTTAAATAATCACAGCACAAGCCCTTGCCTGACCATGCCGCGAATCATGTTGCCGGGCAGGGGCTAATATTGAAAGGGAAATTATGAAGGCTTTAGATTTATTTTGCAAAGCTGGCGGAGCGAGTAGAGGGCTTGCTGATGCTGGATTTGAAGTAACTGGCGTGGACATTGAACCACAAAAGCGATATCCATATGAATTTATCCAGGCTGATGCAATTGGTCTTTCGCTTGAATTCTTACGATCATTCGATTTTATCTGGGCTTCCCCACCTTGTCAGAGACATTCCACTATGACAAAACGATGGGACAGGCAGGACAATCACCCCGATCTAATTAACCCTGTACGGCAGAGGCTAATCGAAAGCGGCGTTCCTTATGTAATTGAAAACGTAATAGGCGCTCCGCTTATGAAGCCGGTCACTTTATGTGGGTCAATGTTTGGATTGCAGACAAAAAACTATAATCAGCTTAGGCGTCACAGGCTATTTGAGACATCTTTCCGGGTCCATCAGCCAAGGTGCATACATAGTAAATTACGAACGATCGGAGTTTATGGGAACGCCGGCGGTAGGTCTAAAAGGGATGGGATTACATTCTTTTCAACACAAGACCGTAAGGACGCGATGGGCATTCAATGGATGACAGGCAAGGAGCTTTCGCAAGCGATACCGCCAGCTTACTCGAAATACATCGCAAAGGAATTTATAAAAAGCCTTCAGAACCAAGAAAGAGAGTAGATCATGAGAAAATCAGGTACGAAAGAATGGGCAGAAACAACCATGAACATGGCAAAGGGTTGCTCTCACAATTGTAGATATTGCTATGCGAGAAATATGCTAGTCGACCGGTTCAAGCAGATATCACCGGAGGACTGGCTAGTTTCCAAGGTAAACAAAAAAGTAGTCAATGCCAGCCAAGGCAAGAAGCAGGGTACGATTATGATTCCCTCGTCACATGATATCACCCCAGACATCCTGTACGATTTCATGGTTGTCCTGTCAAAACTGCTTCACGCTGATAATAACGTGCTGATCGTCAGCAAACCTCACTGGGAATGTATCACTAAAATATGCGAAACATTCAAAGCGTTCAAAGATCAAATCATGTTCCGTTTCACCATCGGATCGACAAACAGCGATATCTTAAAGTTTTGGGAACCAGGGGCACCGAACTTCGAGGAAAGATTGTCTTGTCTGAAATACGCTTATCGGGCAGGGTACAAGACTTCTATCAGCTGTGAGCCGTATTTGGATCCTCACCCGGCGTACACTTATGAAGCATGCAAGGAATGGGTTACCGAAAGTTTCTGGATCGGCAAACTGAGGCACTTTAACAGCCGGGTAATCCTTGATGGTGTTACCGATTCGGAAATGTCCACGTACGTTGACCCGCTAAAGGCAGCAATACAGGATTCAGTCGTCAAGCAGATATTCTCTGTTCTTGATGGTAAGCCGCTTATCAAGTGGAAAGAGTCTATTCGGGACGTAATGGCTAAGGTCAGGGTGAAGAAATGAATGAATTTAAACGAACAACCCCTCATAAGTGCCAAAGATGCGGCTTATGTTGTCAAGGCAGGGGTGATTTGCGGGACAACTCCGACTATGACGAAAACAACCCCGAGCCAGACGATTGCTCAGTGTTTGACCACGAAAATAAGTGTTGTACCGCCTACGCTGACAGGCGAGGATTCTGCGAGGAATACCCGTGGGATGAATGGTGCGAGCGAGAATTAAAAGAAAAAGGTTTATGGGAAAAATATAAAGGAAACTAACAAATGAATACCCCAATAGCAGTAACAATCGGAATGATGATCGGCTTTTTCCTCGGCTTTCTAACCTGCTGCGTTCTGGCCGGTGAGAGGAAGGCTGAGCTTGATAATGAGATTATTGATCTTCGGCGTAAGCTGGATGAAAGGGTGTGAAATGAGAAAATTCAAGACAGCATTCATAGAACTATACAAAGCAAACGTCTGGTATATCAAATGCAGCCGTCAATATTTCTTGAAGCTGGTAAAGCGGGAGTTCAACAAAGATATTCCACACAGAGACGGTTCGTATAAAGCCACTTATGCCGTTTATGAATACAAAGGAACGCCGGTACATGTTATCTGGTTATCAGAAAAAGCCAGTATCGGCGACTTAGTGCATGAATGTTTCCATTTAACTCATAGCGTCTTGCAAAACAGAGGCTTGTGCCTCGTGGATAACTCATCAGAGGAAGCTTACGCATATTTCTTACAGCACGTATTTGATATGACAAAGGGAATTACTCAAGTGAAGGGGATTTGAAATGACCCAAGAACAAATAGACCAACTGGTAGAAATGGCTCCACACATCAACCACACGCTAAACTGGATGGTGACGGACGCTAGAAAACGAAACGACCTGACGAAACCCGGCGACTATTCGGACGATCTTCAAATCGCTATGCTTTGCCGGGACTTTATGAAGGAGATTGTGGAATGAAAGGACCGAAAAGATGACCAGAAGCACCAAAAAAGCCATAATAAACAGCAGTAAGCCCCGGAATAAGTCAAATAGCAGGCGTGAGATGCGCAAAATAAAAGAACTGTTGAAGTTCGATCCAGATTCGGACATACTCAACGCAGATTCAAAAGAGCTTGGTAATGACGACTGGGGCACGAAGTTTGATTTTGAATACAACGACGGGGGCGATGAAGAAGAAGTTAAGAAAATGAGGCGAAAGTGAAAGCCCCACTGAATAAACAGCAGGGCCATCTCCTTAACAAGAGCCTCCACTGGGGAGGGCGGGGGTTAGTCATTTCCAGTACTTAGAGAATTTAGCTGCTTTTTCAGCGGACACGCAATAACCAGCAACTCTATCAAAAGTTTGCTTATCTGTAAAACTGCTTTGGCATTTTTTGTCGTACTCCTCAAATGATAGAAGCCTGAAAGTGTCCCCTGTTCGAGCTAAAACGTCCATAATGCTCTTAGCTAAGAACTCAAGTTCTAATTTCTGCACAGCAGAGCTAAAAGGCTGTATCTTTGCAAGTTCTGATGGTTTTTTCATAATAATATCCCTTAAAAGAAAAGAACCCCTAAAGCGGGGCGGTTAGCTGTTTTCTGCTTTAGCCACGGCGCCCTTAAGTCCCTTTGCCCACTCGCTAGACTCTTCGTGCTCGCGAATCGCAAGCCAAATATTGCTGTCTTTATCCATCGTATCTTGTAGCCATTTACATGCCGTCAATAACTCAGGAGCGGCGGCGATCAGGCGGGCGTTGTCGCTATTTTGATCTAATACTTCCGCTATCCTACCGCCTTCTGAAGAATAAATGCCATAATTCCGCTTGTCTGGGTCGCCTGTGCTAAATTCCCATGTTCCATCTGTGATCATAATAAAACTCCTTAATCAAAAAGAACCTCTAAAGCCAGCACGCCCAGAAAACGACCAAGAATTGAGGGAGATTCAGCAATAGAGGCTCTTTGTTTCGATTGATAAGTGGTCGCTTTCATAGTAAACACTATACCCAATAAAACATAAAAAGTCAAGCAATCCGAGAAAAAAAGAATTAAAAATAATAAGTTTCCGTCTTTACGGCCAATAAAACAGCAAATAAATAAAATAATGATGAAATATAACAACATAAACCGAAATAAGCGTTGACTTTCTACAACTATGATGTATATTTTCAACATGAATGCAAAGATTCAAGAAGTAATTGACGATATCAACAACGGAATCGACAAGCTTGACGCATTAAGAGCAGGACAGAGCACAGACGCAGGCTTCCTGATCGAAAGAACAATCGGCGATCTGGAAGAAATCACAAGATATGAACTAACGGAAATCGAAAAGGCACTCTAACTGAAAAAAGGGAAACGGCATGAAGAAAGCAATCTTGATAGTTTTAGCACTGGTTTTGTCAGGCAGCGTGGCATTAGGCAGTAGGGGCAGATACGACGGGGTGACAGTAGACAGCAACGCAAATGTAGTAACTCTTAGCAACAACCTCCAAAACGAGTATGATTGGCTCAAATCAGCTAGCAATGACGGGCCGATGGGCACATTATCAGCAACAAACCGCAGATCATTGTTGCTTTCGCCCGGTACATACACGATGTCCGAGACAGTTTTGCTCGATACTGACTACGTGGACGTGCTTGAATTGGTTGAAGGTACGGTGACGCTGGCTAAGTCTGGCAATGGTATGGGATTTGCTGTTTTACCTGACATTGACGCAATTTTGATAACTTCCGACGATCGGGTGTTTACGGGGAATTATTCCAGGAACAGCATCGCCAGTACAGAACAAACATCGCTTGAGATCAATGAGATCAAAGACAAGCAAATGCCGGTAGCTGGCATGATCTCATCTATGGACGAAAGCAATATTGCATTCATAGGCAATCTTCCGATGAATACCGCCTACACAGTGACCGGGCTGGCAGCCGAGAGAACGTTTGCGGGTAGAAACGGCAGTAATCGAATAGGAAGCTCTCTAGATAACTCCCTGCCTTACGCTCAGCATGGACAAGCCACAGACCTTACCACGATAGCGTATCTGTTCAAAGCTGACAATTTCGGTAACTGCATCGCTTCTGATGGGTCAACCAATCCAGCTAAGGTTGTGTATGGCACATGGACTGAGGGCACTACATCTATGGCCTTTGCAAAATCGCAGCTTGGGGGCGGTGACTTTGCCTTAACTTCTGGGACTCGTACAGCCGCTTGGAGCCATTTATTAACCGCTGCTGGTACAAATCTTATCAGTGAATACCTGACCAATGGTCGTTATATTTACCGATCTACCGACAAAGGAGCAACCTTTACAGAGGTACTAGACCCGGGAGCTGGTGTAATCACTCATTGGCACGGCATGGGGCAAAATCTGGCAACTGGAAGAATTGTGGCATGTGCTGGTGATAATGCTAAATCCAATGTTTATTATTCAGACGATGACGGAATTACATGGGCTGCGCTACTTACAGCAGGTGAGGGCGTACTACAGCCAATTGCTTTGCTGGATATCGGACATCCTACAAAGCTGCTTTGTGGATCAGACAAGCTGGAAGGCTTATTCTTGCTGGATGTTATTAGTGGAGAAGTAACTTCCATATTCAAAGACCAGGACCGGACAGGGCTGAGAGGGTATTTCTTCACATTGACTCAAGTTGATGGCATTATTTACGCAGGTACTTATGATCTAACTGCCAGTGCTGCAGGTTCGACAGTAGCTATTTACGCAACATCAGACCTTGTGAACTGGACGGCCATCTATCGAGTACAGGCAGATGCGTCTATTGGTCCACAAACACTAGTCCCTTTCGATGGCAAGATACTAGCCAGTGTGTTGACAGCGGATGCAGACTCCGCTAACCGTGTATGGCATACAACAATTACGCCTCCAAGCGGAATATCAGCCAAAAAGCGGGGTATTACTTGCGAGCAGGCCATAGCCAACCAGATTACTACTGCAGCAAAGTCCTCATTTGAAGATGCAAGTTTTGCTACTTATGCACTTTCTGATGGTACAGTGGCACAGGTCACAGCAGATACAGCAGGTGTGCCATCAATACCAAACGGGACTTATGCTGTAAGGATCACTAAAGCAGGAAATTCGGTCTCAAATGTCACCAGTCCAGATGGGGTGGCCTATGGTATAGCGGCGGCAGAAAATGAAATAATATCAGGCTCAGTCATGGTTGGTTTGCCTACAACAGCAAAGGCTACAACCATATCTGCTAGATTCAATAAAGACGATGGAGCTGCTTCAACCAACGCAACTACAGCAAATGGAACTATAACAAACGCAACACTAAGACCAGGTGAATGGAAAACACTTTATATAAAACCCATGACTATTGCAGCGGTGGGGTCTGACGGCGATATTGTGGGGATAAGAGTTGGTGCTGGTGTTGACGTTGGTACAAATACCGACATTCTCATTGATAACGTACAAATATCAGTAGACGGGGAGCAATCGACCTCATGGCAGGTAGGCGGAACGGCACGGGCAGCGGCAAAATATGACGTAAACTGGCAAACGCCAGAAAAAGCAACACACATATTCAGCTTCACGCCATTTGCTCAGTCGTCTTGGTATGATGCAAATCCCGGCAACTACTACATCAGGTCATGGAGAGTTAGCGCAACAGCTTATGCGGAATTATACTACACTTCATCTGCCACAGCCGCAGACAGGGCGTTTAGCCTAAATGTTGTAGATGCTGGCACGAACGAGGTTTTGACTACGGCTACCCTTCTTACGCTGACAGTTCCAATAATGACAACTGCACCGGCTGTAGGTGACGTACTAACACAAGCCGTTTCAAATGCGACATTAACGGTTACAGCCACTACGCCTACGACAATTACAGGAACAATTACAGGGACATGGGACACAACAAATGCGTTCACATCAGACGATGCAGGGGCAACAATGGATCCTGCGTCAATTACACCTAGTGAAGTTAATGGAGTATGGTTCAAGAAAGGCCAAGCATTAATCTTTGCAATTCAACTTGGGATAGCTGGTGCGGACACTTTAAAAATGAGTATTGGAAATGGTCGGACAATCAGGACAGTTGCCAGTGCAAATGCTGATCATGTTGGATTTGGGCTTGCTGATATCAAGGTCCGATGGGGCGATAAAGACGCAGCAAACGGACTAAACGGTACAATTTACGACCTTGACATGACCGGCGTAATGACTGCATCGGACATAACAGCTTATATTGATACTTTGATAGGAAACTAAATGCCAGGCGGGCAACCAACAAAATATAAAGAAGAATACGCAACAACGGAATTTATAGCGAAGTTCGTAGAATACTGCGAAAAAAGAAAAGATATCGTAAGTCTTTGTGGGCTAGCTGTTTATCTAGAGGTATGTGAGGAAACAATACAAGAATGGAAAAGAAAAAGACCTGAGTTCTCTGTAGCCGTCAAGAGGATTAAGCAAATTAGTAAGAATCAGTTACTTAATGGAAGCTTAAGAGGTGAGTATTCCGCAAAGGTAGCATGTATGGCGTTATCAGCTAATCACGGAATGAATGAGACTCAAAATCAACACGTAACCGGGGAAATAGATCAACGTATAATCCTGGGAAGGAAGAAAAAGTAATGCCGGCGGTAGACTTAGAGCCTTATCAATGCGAGTTTTTTGAGAGCACAGAGAGATTTCCCTCGATGATAGCAGCGTGGGGGACAGGAAAGACGATGTGTGCTCTACAAAAGGGTATATTGTTGTCTGAGTTCTACGATAACAATTTGGGTTGTATTATAAGATCAAAGTTTACCGACCTAAGAGACTCGACAATGAAGGATTTTGAGCGATATACGGGCATTCATGTGCCACAAGGCACTAAGGAGGCTAAAGTAGGAACGTCAACTATCTTATTCAGGCACGCAAAAGAGTTGTCAGGGCTGCAAAATGTCAACCTTGGGTGGTTTTATATTGAGCAAGCCGAAGAATTTCCTTCTGATACACAGTTCACGCTCCTGAGGGGCCGTTTAAGGCGAGAGCTGGCCGTCAACCCTGATTACCCTATTTATAAAGATAGCGAGTTCTATGGTCTGTTGGCGGCATTGAGGGATGCACCGGGAGGACTAAGACAAGGAATGGTTATAGCCAACAGTAATGGGCATAATTGGTGCTGGAAGAAATGGATTAAATCCCCTCAAGAGGGGTATGCGTGCACAGAGGCAACGAGCTTTGATAATTGGGAGAACCTACCGAAGGACTTTACGGATGACCTAAAACGGATGGAAACTGACTCTCCGGCAAAATACCAACAATATGTAATGAATAACCACGCAGAGATTGACCTAGAAGCGTCTTATTATGCTCGCAGTATGTCTCATTTGCGAAAAAGGGAGCAGATATGCTCTGTGCCCCACGATCCGGCTGGCCTTGTCCATCTAGTCGCGGACGTTGGGTTTGATTGTACTGCAATATGGTTCTTTCAACTAGTAGGCAGGGAAATACATGTTATAGACTTCTACGATGACACGGGAAAGCCCATAAATCATTACATAAGCGTACTTAACGCAAAGAAACTTAAGTATAAATATGAATACGGTCAGTTCTTTATGCCCCATGACGCCAACCAAAGAGAGATGCAAAGTGGTATAACGTTGAGTAAGGCAGTTGAGAACCTTGGCTTTGACGTAACACAGCTCGAAAGAGAGATTAACGTAGATTTTGGCATAAACAGGGTGATTATGACACTGCCTCGTTGTTGGTTTGATGAGGAAAAGTGCGAAACAGGCATAGAAGCCCTTGAGCATTACCGAAGGACGTACAATGAGGACTTAAGGGTTTATATGGACAAGCCATTACATGACTGGGCTTCTCACCCCTCGGACTCATTCCGATACTTAACAACAGGAATCGCGAAAGTTGCGAGGAAGTCAAGCCGAGCAAGCCAGTCTAGTTGGCAGGAACTAAAAAGGAAATACGCATAATGAGTATAAACGCGAGTAGATCAACAGAAACGCGGTTTTTGCACGGATATAAGGGGCGAAAAATCATTATATCCGTAAACTCCGGTCATCAGCATATCTTACCGATCACTTCACCCTCATTATCAGCCCAAAAGCAGCGATTAAATTCTATTAACCCGCAATTCCAGACAGTTACGAGGGGTAAGTAAATGAAAAAGGTATTACTCTTTATAATCGGCATAGCAATCTGTTGGGCAGGCTTGGAATACATGCACCGTCAAGGCGGGCTTGCTTCGCGAACTGCCATCTGCACTTGCGGAAGCAAGATAATAGCAGAGTCAAGCTATCCAATAGGTACTTATGGCGAATGTACTAAATGCAGAAAGGTATGGTAAATGCCTAATACAGACAGATCAGACATAGAAAAAGAATATGACGAAGCATACTCTCACGCATGGCACGCTTTCGGGCCGTGGCAGTCAGACGCTAAGAAGGACATTCAAGCCGCACTCGGCGATATCTGGACAGCAGAGGAGCGGCAAAAGCTCAAACTCCGAGGCTCTGACGTTCTCAGCATTCCATTGATACGACCTATCGTTAAATGGGTTGCTGGATTCCAGGCAGACCACCGCAAAGGCATTAAATACGATCCTATCGAGGGCGGTGACGTGGCGACCGCTCACGATTTTACTGAGGTCAATACCGGTGTAATTCAGAGGAATAAGGGTTACAATGTCATATCAAAGGCATTTGAGCACGCCTTGAACACTGGCCTTTGCTTGGTTGACGTGTTTAATAACCTTAACAGTGACACATGCCTCGATCATTACTTCTACAATCAGTTCCTTTTGGATCCGTCATGGACTAAACTGGACCTTTCTGATTGTAATTACATGATGATGCGGAAGTTCGTTACTAAGGAGCAGGCAAAGATACTACTTCCGGAGGACTTTAGCCGCGATATAAACAAGGTAGATGACGATAAAGTGCAGTCAGATGGCAAGTTTACCAACCTGACAGCTCCGGTCCAGTTTGGGCACAAGATGTTCTCTTATGACCAATTCCAACAGCGGACAACCAAGGAAGAGATTATTATAATACTGCGACAGTCTGGCAAGCAAGTCCCCTGGAAGCGAACAAAGGCAGAGCTTGACGAGTTCATACCAGCCCTGATTCAGGCAACGGGTATGCCTCCTGAGTCGATCAGCACGATAACCAGAACAGTCCCGACAATTAAGGTATCTTCATTCCTCAATAGCAAGCATGTCCAGACAGAGATTGACCCGTTTGGGATAGGTGATTACTCAGCTACGCCAATACAGTGCTTCTATACTCCTGAATACGACAGGATGGAATGGAAGTTACAAGGTATGGTAAGAAGCCTGAAGGATATTCAGCGAGCCGAGACAAAGCGAATACTTGCTTCTGTTGCGTGGTTTGAGAACAGCGCGGGAAATGGGCTGGACTTTGAAGAGAACACGCTGGTTGACGAAGAGGACGCATTCAAGACAGGTATAGGACCAAGAAAGTTCCAAGAGGGCAAGCTTGACGGTGCAAGGGATCGAGTCACTCCACCTCTACCGGGCGGAATGCTTGAGCTTCATAGCATCTTGACTGATTTAATGCCGAAAACTGTCAATGTTAATCCGGATATGATGGGCTTACCTCCTGACGCTGGCGCTGCTCAGATCAGCGGACTACTCTCGGAACTCCGGATAGGGTCTGGAATGGTGGGGTTAAGGGGTTTATTTGACGATTTAAGCCAGTCACAGAACATTATCGGGTCAAAGCTGCTTAAGCTGTATCAGCAGTACCCAATGGAAAAGATTACGCGGATACTGGGACGTGAGCCTTCGCAGGGATTCAGGGAGGCAAAGACAGCTAAGTTTGACGCCGCGACATCCGAAGCACCATTAACAAATACTCAGATAAACACTCAGTACCAAGAGGCGATTAACCTGAAAAGGCTTGGTAAAGAATTAGGCGACCCGTTCCCGATGACATGGGTGGAGATATTACAGCTTGGTTCATTGCAGATTGGGCAGAAACAGCTTGAAAATATCAAACAGCGTGAGCAGGCTCAGACACAGCAGCGGCAGAGAGCGGCTCAGTCACAACAGCAGGTACAGGATATTACAATCGAGGTACTTAAGTCTCAGGCTATGCAGGCTCAGGCAAAAGCAGCAGAAACCCCGTCAAATGTGGCTAAGAACATGACAACTGCGGAACTAAACAAGGCAAAGGCAGTCCAGAGCATTACGGCTGCAGAACTCAACGAAGCTAAATCCAGCGGCGCTGAGGTGGATATACAAACAAGCGTGCTGAACTCGGCTATTGAGATTTCCAAGCTGGGTATTGAACAGCAGAAACTCAACCAACCTGTACCAAGCGGAGGTCAGAAATGAACACTAAAGGCATAAAATACGGCGACATAGCAGAGGCATTCAATGTCGATATGTGCGCCAATATAGACAAGATCATGAGTGCAAAGCAGAAGCGTGATCGCGTCTATTACCTGTTGATAATGATAAAGGACGGGTATCAGGGGCCTTTAGCTATGGGCAACAACAACGAACTGCTCCACGGTGTCGACAAGAAACAGGACAGATTCCGCGGTGAAACGGCAGAACGTGACTTCTCAGACTTGAAGGTTGCTCATTGCACGATACAGGTCTTAGAGCCGTTCCAGGTTCCAAATGTACCGCTTATCGCTAATATCCTGATGAAAGTGGACAATAAAGCGGGAACGATCGAAAGAGTTTATGCCTTACCGCCTGATATTCCGATAGTGGATGACGGTAAAAGCGTTGAAAATGAGTCAGTAATCAGGGATTCTCAGGGAATGCCGATAGTATATGGAGCGACTAATTAAATGCGTGAAATCATTCTAACTGAATCGCAATCTAAGCAGCTGGCCGAAATGCTATGCGGATCGAGCAAGGAAGATGACGAAGTAATTGAAAAATACCTAAAGGACAACGAATGACCAGAGACGAAGCACTAAAACAAGCAGGCGAGATAATAATAGCCCATTGCGGAGATATTTACGGCAAGATAGTCTTTAACCTGCAAGGCCCACGAAAGTCGGTACACTGTAACGCAACCGAGAGAATAGGTCTGCAGACTGACAATGGGACAGAAATTGACATTGATATTGAAGAAAGTATCCAACTATGACCACTTTCGCCCTAATAATGCTAATAATGTTTATAGCCTCGGTGGAATAATGAACGGTAAAGGCGACAAAAGGCGCCCGTGTAACGAACAGAAGGTCGCAAAGAACTGGCCTTTTCGGAAACCACGGCTCAATGTATGGGAAAGAGATAAAGAAGGTAACTTGAAATGAGCGAAAACCCAAAACCAAACGCAATAACCGCTCTAATGGACAGAGTGCCAAAAAAGGCTGTACTTGGAACTGTAGCTATAATTTGCTTGGCTCGTAAGCCTGTCACTCTTGACATTGCGGTATGTATAACTATAATTGCAGTAGTCGGAACTCTGGCGCAGGGCTGGATCGACTTTAAATCTTTGAACTCGGCAAACGAGAAAGGAAATGAATAATTATGAAATACTGTTGGATTGTATTAGTCGCATTAAGTTTCTTTTGTGGTAGATGGTCCTCGCAAGAGAAAGAATTAGAGCTACAGACATCACAGTACGAATGGCACACAGGTAACTTTGTCTTAGAGATGTGCGAAAAACACGATATTGATACATCGGGAAGCTGGCTTTTGACGTGCCCGAAGTGTACTGGTGGAGCGAGAGTGCAAAGCTCGCAATACAGCACGACTTATTACGGGTTCCTTACGTGTTATCCTGAAATAGAAAAGTTAGGCCGCGGCGAAGTGGCGGAAATAGAAGGTGATTGGGGCAAGACGTATTGCAATAACTGCAAATACCCGGAAGGCACAGACTGGATTATAAAACAACTGTAAACGAATGACTTAAAATAAGCATCTAACAACTAAATAAAGAGCAACACGAACAAATCGAACGCTCATATTACCCTTAACGGGGTTGATATGGGCGTTTTTTTATTAATCGCCTACAAAAGGCATAACTTATTAAAGGAACAGTAAAATGGAACTAAACGACGTAAACATAGCTCCGGTCGTCACGGAGTCGGGCGTAGTGGAAGCAGCCCCCACAATCGTTGAAGGTCAGGTCACGACTGACACAGGAGAACAGACTACTGGGGACGTTACCCAGCAGGCTGCCGCTGCTCCGGCGGAACAACAGGTAGAGCAAAAGGGACCAGTGCCATACGACAGGTTTTCTGCGGTCAACACGCAAAAGAACACTCTTGCAGACGAAAATGCTCGATTACAAGAGCATATCGAACTTCTCAGTAAACAGCAACCGCCCCAGCAGCCAGTCCAGCAGCAGCAGGCTCAACAGGGCTTGACATTGCAGGTTATGGAACAAATGGGCATTGACAAGGACTACGCAACCCCCGAACAGATGGCACAGGTAATAGACAGGGTATCTGAGATTAGGACGAACCAGACAACCCAGGAGAATCAGACGAATCAGTTTATGACTGCTCACCCTGACTTCGCTCTGGTTGTCGGCACGAACCATCCTCAGACCGGTCAATTCGTAGCAGCTCCACCGTTGTTAAGAGCAATGCAACAAAACCCACAATTAGTGACGGACTTGCAAAATGCAGGCGCCGGAGCTAAACGCCTTGCTTACAGTATCGCAATAAATGATCCAACATACCAGCAGCAGCTTGCAGAGGCGGCTAAACCCGTCCCGCAGGTACAGGCAGAATCAGCGGAAGCGGCGATAAACAACGCCAATTCCATGACTTCGATCTCTGCCGTTGGTACGGGAGCTGCTCTCGACAAAGTAGCCCAAATACGGGCAATGTCTGATGAGGAGTTCGAGGCCCATAAACAGGCGATCATACAGCAAGGCGGAACACCAGGCTATTAAAGAAAGGACTTTAAAATGCCAGACAATTTAACCACAACCACACAAGTGCCACCTGCGGTTGGTATATTTTACGAAAGGACTCTCTTGAAAGAGAACCGGCCTAAATATATCTACAACAGATTTGCACAAAAGTATTCCATCGGCGCAAAGAGCGGGACTACTATCAAGTGGCGCAGGTATTCACGTTACGCACCTGCGACCACTCCGTTGACCGAAGGTATTACACCTAACGGCCATAAACAGTCAAGAGTTGATCTACTTGCCACTGCCTCGCAGTATGGCGATTTTGCAATTGTTACCGATGTTGTTGATTTGACGGTCGAAGACCCGAACATCACAATCGAGGTCGATTTGCAGGCAGATCAGCAGAACAACACAAATGACGTGCTTACCCGGGATATCCTGGTTAATGCAGCTTCGTCTTTGACATGCTCCAACGGTGATCCAACAGCAACCCTGTTGAATAAGACCGATATCGACACGGCTCGCGGTACACTCCGCGGCAACGATGCCGATTACATTGGTAACATGATAGCAGCAGGAACCGGACAGGGAACAGCACCTATCAGGCAAGCATTCTTTGGTATGGCTCACGTTGACCTCGAAGACGACCTTGAAGATGTTTCAGGTTTCAAGCAGGTTACAAACTATGCAGCCCAAAGAGGCGTAGACGTGTCTGAGTATGGCTCTACCGGCAATATCCGGTGGTTGACCACTACTCAGGGCGCAACCTCAGGCTCAAACTACCTTAACCCTATTATCGCTAAGAACGCTTACGGCGTTGTTGATATTAGCGGTGGCAATATGAAGAGTATTGTCAAGGGTATGGGCAGTGCAGGAACCGGCGACCCTCTCGATCAGAGAGCTACTGTCGGCTGGAAGATGTGGCAAATTGCCCGCATCTTGAACGACGCTAATATTCTCGTGCTTATTTGCACTAACGGCTAAGAAAGGAGCATTACCATGAAATTTAACTCAGGACAATTCGTAGCAGACGGTAATGCCGTTAATGTTGATGTCGGTTTTATACCTGATTATGTGTTTGCGGTAGAGGGGTTAGAGGAAACAAACCCTCAGACTCACCACTGGTTTAGGTCTGCAATTGACAGTGCTTCGGCAGAAGGTCAGTTTGGCCTTTTGAACACTGGCGGAACAATGACTAAGCACGCGGCGGCAGTAAACGGATTCGCAACATATGATACGACCGCAAATCGCTTAATGCTTCCTAATCCCGCTGGCGGAGACGACCTTGCGGCCTCTCTACCGAGTGCGTTTGTAGCAGGCACAGCACAGCCTACAGCCAGAACATCGACGGCGCTTGGTACGGTGACAAAACCGTCTCTAGGCCTCGAAAATGGCCTAGTGGCTGAGTGTACAACCTCTACAGGCGTATATGGAACAGAACCTACATGGCCGACAGTTGCTGGGAAAACAGTGACTGACGACCAGAGTAATGTTTGGACTATGCGAGAAGAGAAGGTCGAAAACAGAGGCGTCAAAGGGTTTACTCTCGGCGCAACTGGACAAACTGACTCTGACGAATGGGCATGGTTCGCGTATGCGGCTGATAAGGTCAGCGCAGACAGAGACATGGCAAACTACGACAATGCTTAATTAACAGGGGAGGCTTAGTCCTCCCCATTTTTTGAAAGGAAAAACATGAGTGCAACTACTATAGAACCTCAGGTTTCCTCTACGTTCATGGAACGCATAAAGGGACTGAACAAAAAGGAATTGATTGCATTGGCATCTGAAGAATTTCAGTTGACCATTGAAAACAAAGTCGGCGTTGACGCCATTCGTGACACTCTGCAAAGAGTGCATGAATCTCGTATAACATCGGCGATGGAAACTAATCAGGCAGCGGCTCAGTTGTTTCTCGAAAGAGATCCTAACGAAAAGCTACTTGCGATCGCTTTCCAGCCGCTCGACTTTCCGAAGAATCCGCTCAAGTTCTCGTATGATGGTGGTTACGGCATTAGAGATCGTAAGAACCCGCAACGGAACCCGAACGGATTAACAAGGATGGCAAACTTTTTCTTGATTCCCGGCGAGACATACCAACTGCCTTTATGTGTGATAGAACACCTGCAAAAGAAGACGTACAGGGATAATAAACCTCAATTTGACGCTACTTCAGGGCTGCAAAACGGTAATATACCCGTCATTAAGCCAAGGTTTATGCTTAATCCTGTCTTGTCAGCAGAAACGATGAGTAATTTAGGTACACGAAACTTTAAGTAAGAAAGGGCCGATCATGGCAATTAAACACGTAAGGTCTGATGAAGTCGATACGTCAGACGAAATTGCAAAGGCATTAAATAAAATTATCGACAATGTAAATCTGATAGAGGCTAAAGTCGAGCAGATGGCTGGACCTAAGAAGAAAGCACCTCTGACTGACGAGCAAAAAGCAGAAAAGAAAGCGGCGGCTAAAGCAAAAAAAGATGCGGCGGCTAAAGCAAAGAAAGCGGCCAAGGAAGCCGAGAAAGGGGCAAAAGATGCGAAATAAGATCATTATAGCCTTAGTTTTAATGTTTGTTGCGGTAAGTTACGCGACAATTCCAGTAAAAGACATCAATCTCACTACTGTTCATCCTGACGAAGACTTGGTTAAGCTCCTTAGAGGTAAGTTTACTCAGCATAATACCGATATTGCCAACGCTGGAAGCAATTTGGGCACAGGTAAGGTCTTCTATGTTGACAGCAACGCAGGCGGTTCCTCTACTTCGGTAGGGACAACTCCCGCAAGTGCTGTACCGACCATTGATGACGCGATTGCTTTGTGCACCGCTGATAGAGGTGATGTTATCTATGTAATGCAGGGCCACAATGAAGGACTCTCTGCTGCCGATGGTATAGACGCTGATATTTCGGGCATAACCATCATAGGTATTGGAAACGGTTCTCTTAAGCCGACCATTGATTTTGATTCCGTAGCTGCTGAGTGTGTTATCGGTGCTGCCAATATTAGAATTGAGAATATTCGGTTTAGAGCAAGTTCTGATACTACTACGGCGGCTATTGACATCGAAGATGCAGGTGATGATTTCCAGGTTGTCGGATGCGAGTTTGGATGGGCTGAAACAGCCGGCACAGACGAGTTTCTAACCTCGATCAATGTTAAGGACAATGTTGATAATGGGTTGATTCTTGGCTGTACGTTCAGGCTCGGTGGCGCAGGCGCTACTCAGGCGATCCATGTTGTATCCAGTACGGCAGGTCTTGACATTATCGGTAATCATATTCAAGGCGACTATTCGGCAGGGTGCATTAAAGGCACTGTCGGGCAGTTTGTTGAGAATGTGGTCATTAAGGGCAATACGCTGTTTAACGGTACTATGAGTGGAGACGGTGAGATTAACGCTGTTGCTGGTATATCTTTCGCCGATGATTCGTCTGGGCTGATTATGGATAACCGTATTATTGCCGACCTTACGACCGCCTTGGCGATGCGTACAGGTGACGATATGGTATTCATTAACAACTTCCTGACCGACACAGACGGCGATGAGTTCTCAGGTACTATTGAATCGAACGGCGCTACTGTAACAGCTACACCAACAGGATAATATGGCTAATCCGATAACAAAAGAAGACATAGGCTGTTTGGTGCTGGTCTTGACCGGCATAGCCACTGTCTTTGTTCCATGGATAACAGGAGCAATATGGTTAATAGCAAAACTATTTTAAAGTGGATTCCAGTTATAGGTATTCCTTTGTGCGGTATAATCCTATCGCCCTATGCCTATGACAAGTCTCTGACTACGCGCCATCTTATGTGGTGTGCTATGGTTCTGGCTATGGTTCTGGTATCTACTGAAATCAGATTAGGTAAAATACACATCTTCGCGTTTGGGTATCTTGGGTTTGTTTTGTTGTCAGGCTTCTTTGCTGTCAATAAGTCCGAGTGGGTGTATTCGTCATGCAGGGCCTTGCTCGCTGTGTCGTATATATCCGTCTTACGAGTTGATGAGAAAACACTGACCAAGGCTATGCTCCTACTGGGCGTAATCTTTACCGTTTACTTCTGGTGGGAGTATAGCAAAGTTGGTTCGTTTCATATCTGTAAAGGGCTTATGTGCCAAAAGAATTACTGGGCGTGCGCTCAGTTTATGGTAATTCCATTCTGTTACTATGCAGTAACGTCAGGATTCTGGAAGAGACCGGCTTTGCTGATTATGCCCTTGATGATACTGAATATCCTTTTGTTGAATACACGGTCTGTCATCTTAGCAGTTGGCATGTTTGGTTTATTGGTATTCATCTATCATAAGAACCTTAGGATGGCTTTCTTGGTTACGGGTATTGCGATACTAAGCGTTTTGTGCCTTAGTGATAAGTTTATATCTTCTGTCACTTTAGGTCAAAGGCTCGGTCAATGGCAGGCTTCATTGAGAATGATTGAAGCTAACCCGATGGGAGTTGGCGCAGGTAATTGGTGGATTATGTTCCCTGAATACGCAGACGACTTTTATTATAAAGATTTATTCACAAGAATCATATTCAGACACCCACACAATAACTTTGTTTGGATAGCGTCAGAGATTGGGATTGGTGTGGTATTCTATATTGGGATGTTCTTATATGCCCTGAAACACGCCAGCAAATACCTTGCTATCGGCTTACTCGGTGGCATGGTGATAGCGTGTTTTTCGGCTCTGCATGAGCGCCCGTTTGCGACATTGATGCTTATGACGTTCATTGCCTTGGCATGTCCGATGAAAAGCTACAAGCAACCTAAGCTATGGGTTACGGTGGTAATCTTTTGCATAGTAGTGTTCGGATTCAGATACAGATCGGCAACATGGAATAGAAAGATGAGAGGCAACCTAAAGCCGGACGTTGCTATCAATTTATGCGAGGGTGACTCTCCGTTTTCCTCTCTTACGCATGTCGGTCTGCCGTGGGCATGGTGGGAAGGGATGAGCTACTTTGAGTTAAAGAGGTATAACGAAGCAATACCGCTACTAAAGAGAGCACAGCTCCAAAACCCGTATAATATCTACGCACTAAACGGAGCAGGGATAGCATACGGAATAGAAGGTCGCAGGGGTAAATCGGCGATGTTTTTCGCAAAAGCGATTGAGATTTGCCCCGAGTTTGAAGATGCAAAAGTAAATTTAAAGAAACTCAATCGAAATTGAAAGGTCAACTTATGCGAAGACGACCACCTGGACACGGGCATCATCGATTACGACAGGACATAAAGGAGGCCAAGAAAGCTGGCAAGCCCTTGCGTAAGTTCCTTAAAGATAAGAAAGACAAGAAAAATGGCAAAAACGTGGACATTAGCTGAGATCAGGGCAAAGTATAGAAGCCTGACGGGTCGCCCTACAACAGGACAGATCAGTAACAGCGATATCAATGACGAAATAAACGACTACTATCGTAACCAGTTTCCTCTTGATATTGACGATAGCTACTTTATGGCATGGCTTACTCAGGCCTTGACTGCTACTGATACAGGTATTTACACACTTGACGAGTCCGTTTTGGTTGTGAAAGAGCCGATAAAGATCAACGGTGCTGTTCAGATATTCACTGAGGACGATAAGTTGTTTTTCGAGGAGTTTCCGGGCAATTTCACAGGTTCGTTTGTTATAAATGACGCCGGAGCTGGTCTTGCGATTGGTACGACAAGTGCCTCTGCGGTAAAGAATGGCAATGCCTTCCAGTACAACATCGGCGGGAATGCTTATCCAGAGGCAGCGGATACAGAAACAGAACTATCGGGAAGCACGATCCCTCAGAGCAAGTACGGAGCATGGAGGCTTGAAATCAACACAGACGGGACGGTTTCTATCCAAGCAGCGAGCGATAATGCCACAGGATACGCCACGGTAGGCCTTGCAGTACAGGGCTTGCCTAATGAGGACTCCACGAAGGCAGCAATGGGGTATGTGACCGCAATCAACACATCAGGGACGTTTGTACCCGGAACGACCGAATTAAGCGCAGCGGGCGTCACAGCGACATATACCGATGGATGGAATAGCAGCCGTGGAATACCGGGTTGGGTGTTATTTTACGATCAAAGCTTGTATGTCGAGAAGAAATCGGACGATTACAGGGAATTGAAAGCACCTTATCTCAAGAAACCGGACGAACTAACCACCGATGCAAGTATCCCGACAAGTGCGTCATGGGGTGAGGCTATCGCTTACGGAGCGGCAATCTCGTTCTTGATAGGCGAACAGGACACGCCCGGAGCGCAAGATATAGCTCCCAAATTCAAACAATTAGTTAATACTATTAACGGCAGAACATACCGCCAAAAACAAGTAACAAGAGTGCCTAAGGCAAGTATTTAAGGAACAGACCTATGAAAAAGAAATTATTGATAATTGTATCGCTACTCGTAATAGTTGGCTTATGTTTTGCTGCTGATCTGACAAGGGTTGCGCCTATAGACAAAGGCGGGACGCGAGTTGATCCAGGTGCGGTTCATACCACTCATTCTGTATGGACTGTCATTGACACTACATCGAGTACGGGCACAGAGCCAACAGATTTGGCGGTGACCGAGCGGACCTACCAAACCGTGAAAACAGCACAAGGGACAGGTGCGTCGGGCGATGATGAGATTTCTATCTATGACATCCCAAAAGGCTGGAATGCTGTGAGATTCAGGGCGCAGGGTATTACAAACGATGGGGATTACGTTGTTGAAATATACCTCGGTACTCTTGGTGACGGTAAAAGAGATAGGGACTCAACAACCGCAGACTGTGAACTTGCTTATGCAGGTAAGCTGGCGTGGGTTGTAGGGACGCAAGCATCTGTTACCGCGACTTACGAAATGGCGGACACAGTAGTCGTTACCTCCTCAGACTGGGCAAAATCGTGGTCATCTTCAAGTCCGACAGGGAACCGTGTGGCAGAGGCTTGGATTGACGTTATGGGTGCGGATGTAATTGTAATAGTACCTACAACCGTGGACGCAGACTCAAAGCTATTAGCACGAGGATTCTAAAATGAAAAAACTCATTTTCATATTTCTAATGCTGACAGCGGTTGTGTTTGGTGCGGACAGAGGGCGATACAATCCTAGCAATGTACTTGATGAGCCTTGGAAACTCAAGGGTTCCGGCGCATGGTGGGGAGTCCCTGAGGGGACGTCTGCCACTCTCGACATGTCGGACGGTTCTAAGTTCTGGCGTATAGCCGACAACAATAATGATGCGTTTCGGGTTTTTGCAACCAGCGGCGACTTCATCAGTTTCGATTCTACTACAGGCGCGCCCAGAGTTTTGTTTGGTGACCCCGGTTTGGGCATGAGCTACCTGTTTCAGGGGAATGCAGGCCTGCTTTCTTTGGATGTTACAAATTCTCTAGCTACAGGTGTGAGTGTATTAGAAGTAATAAATGATTCCGGCCACAGAGCATCAATGGGCATTGCTGGCACAAATCATGCTGTAGTAGAGACTAGTTCGGTTGCATATTACAGCACAGGGCATGGTAGTACGGCCTTCATTATCAATGGCAACAAGCCATTTACATGGTGGACTGAAGTTGGTGACACTCATTTCATAGGTGCATATTCTAAAAAGATGGAACTGACGGCAGTAGGTGAGTTACAACTTAAGGAAGAAACACTTTTGATGGAGGGTGATGCAACTGTCTGGGACGATTATGTAACACCACTTGGCCCCAATAACTGGAATGGTGTAGCAAATAACCCAGCACTGACAAAACTATTTGATGATGGTTCAAGCAGTCAGGGGGTTTATGCTTATGTGTTCAGTGATGGTGATGAATCTTTAATAACAATCCAGATGCCTCATAAATGGAAAGAAGGCACAACCATATATCCACATATCCATTTTATGTGTACCTCAGATGTAAGCCCTGCTGATAATTTTGGTATTGAATATGAATATACATGGGTAGATATTGGGGAGGACTTTGCTGTAAACACAACACTGTCAACTATTGACATATCAACAGGTGTAAACACAGACAACATGCACCAAGCAGGTGACATTACAGCTGCGGGCATAGATGGCACAGGCCACACGATATCATCAGTGTTGCTTTGCAGGATTAAACGTGTTGCAGCATCAGGCGATAACTATGCAGGTGGTGTTGCTATACTGGATTTTGATGTGCATTACGAAATAGACACAGTTGGTTCAAGAGAAATGTTAAGTAAATAAAAAGGGAAAATACCATGAACAAGAAAACAATAGCATTTGTTATTTTAATAGCATGGCTCCCCTGTTTTTTTGGAGCTTTCGATAAAGATAAACCAGCTGCAAGTACATCGCTGAGGGCGTCAAACCCTGAAATACTCGCAAACTGGTCTCAGATACAGACCGCGATGGATAATGAGCATATATTTACAGGCACAGCAGCGGGAACCCAAACGGGCGATCACACGCAAGGTTCTGCAAGGTGTTACTTTCAAACCGCCTCTCCGACTACAAGAATTGACGGGTCAGGTTTCTTATCAACGGACTTAGGCTCGTTGTGGGTTGACAGCGACTCAACCCCAGATAATCAGTGTAATATTCTCACTGCCACAACTCCAACATGGACACCGGTATCAACGGAGGTTATAGCTACGTTACTGGCGTCAGGACGTGTGTTCGGTAGTACACTAGGAGTTACAGGTGACTTTGCGGTCAATACGAATAAATTCACAGTGACGGCAGCAAGCGGCAACACACTGGTAGCAGGAACGTTGGACGTTACCGGAAACATCGACCCTACGACTTTTGAGACAACTAACGGCGGTTTTCTCAATAGTGACACAATGACGGGTGCGGCTGATAATACAGTCGCAAGCTCTGACTCAATTAAGAAGTTTGCTATTTTGGATGGCGATGGCGATTTGATGCACGATGCAACAGGGGGTTTCAATAACTGCGATGTTGATGGCACAAAACGAAAAGTCTACACAAAGTACCTTACAGGGACGCTGGACGCGGACTCCTCGACAACTGTAGCTCACGGAATAGCCGATGGCATCACTAAGATATTAAGTGTAACAGCGTATGGGTATGAGGATACAGTTTACTCGGGTTTTCAGATTCAGGAATTTAGACAAGGTGCAAATAGCGGGGCTATCGAAATAATTGTCATTTACAACGGTACGAATGTAGTTTTCGACCCCGTAGGAACAAACTTACAAGGAAACGCTTACAGAATTAAAATAGACTATCTAATATAATGGCACAATTTACACCATATCTAATATCAGACTTGACAGAAGGCAAGGTAACACGCCGCGACAGATGGCTTTTACCGCCTGACGGATTCGCAGAACTTTTTAACTGCCACCTGAAAAGGGGTAAGCTTGAAAAGAGGTATGGCCGATCTAAGCTAGGCCAGATAGTCAAGGTAGATACTGCAACGCAAAACCCAACCTTGCAGACTAATCCCGTCATGGGCGTATTTAACCACCTATCAGGAAATACGCAAGAGCTTATAGTATTCGACAAAGAGAGAATGAATACTTTTGTATCAAGCAAGGTCTCAGGCGTAATCCTTTTGTCAGTTGCTGATGTCGGTGGTGCACCTAATGTCGTTCGATTCACAGTAGCTACAGGACATGGACTTGCAGCAGACGATATTGTCACGATAAGTAATACAACCAATTATGACGGCACTTACCGAGTAGAAGCAAAGGCGGGAACAACCTTTGATATTGAAAGTGCTTATGTAGCGGAAACGATGGGGACGACTTCCCAGGTTAATCAGGAGCAATTCATAGACGCCTCCAAGCACCGTATACGCTTTAATTTCGCCGCTCAGTCTGGATATACTCCCGCTAACGGGGATACAATAGAGCAGGCCGTCAGTGGAGCCACAGGGACAGTTGATGTCATTACAGTGGATTATGGTACTTTCGGCGGAGCAGACGCAGTAGGGACGATCATATTCCAGCGAGGGACAGTGACAGGCACATTCAATGGAACAGGCCAGTTATTTGAAAGCGGGACGCCTGCTAATATTGTAGGCGATGCAGTTTCAGCAGGTAACGATAGTAACTGGACCGGAGATAATACCGACTCTTTCTGGACAGAGAACTGGACTCTTGGTGGAGCTTCAAAGACATTTATTACCAACAACAACGATCCTATCGAGATATACGACGGAACAAACCTCACTCAGCTATTCATTGATATCGGAACGGACGGCAATAGAGCAGGTCAAAACGATGTTAATAGTGCCTTGCTTATATTTGTAGTCAAGGAAAGAATTGTAATATTCAGCACAAACGAAAGTGGGACTGATTACAAGCAACGGGCAAGGTGGTCGACCGTAAAAGACCCTCAGTCATGGCCTACGGCTAATTCCAAGGACGCACCAACAGAGGATTATATTGTATCTGCTGACTTCTTGGGTGACGATTTGTATGTGTGGTTTGAAAACAGCGTGTGGAGGTTTGTCTGGACAGGCGACTCGGCGGACCCGTTTGAGTGGCAGAGGGTGTCTGCACAGGACGGAACTATCGCACAAATGTCATTGACAACATTGAATAACCTTCAAACAGCGATAGGTCCAACAAAAATACTTGCAAACAACGGAAATTCAGTAAGTCACATTGACCAGAAAATACCAGATGTAGTCCTTGAGTGGAATCCCGACTCTGCTCCGTACAGCGTAAGCGCGGTCTTAGAAGAAGAGAGGCATAAATATTTCACTTACGCCAGGCCAGAATCAGCTACCAATGGCGACGGAAACCAATACCCAGACAGGGCTTTGATACTCAATTATGAAGACAGGAACTGGGCCGTTCATTCTCACGATATTCACTCTATGGGATATTCGTCACTAGAGAGCGATGTGGCGTGGGATTTAGATGAAGCATGGGAAGATATAGATTTCTCGTGGAATCAACTAAACACAGTGTCGGGTTTTCCGTTTACTATTATCGGCAACCATGCAGGCGTATTGTTTCAGTTAAATACAGGCGGAAGTGACGCTGGCACAGATATTGAATTTAACGCTACAACGGGGAGGTTCAATCCCTACCATAATCAAGGCCAAAAAGCAAAGCTTTGGAAGGTTGAATTTCTATGCACTGTAAATCCAGACGTTAGTTTTGATGTAGAATTATTCTTAGGTACAGACACTACAAAATACTCCACAACGACCATAACGACATCTGCAGTAGAAGGGTCGGACGAAAAGGCTTGGTATGCAGCGTATTCCGGGGCCACTGCGGGTTTCCATAGCGCAAATATCACAAACAACGCATCGAGCAACAGGCCAGTGATACACGCAATGCGATGGTGGTTTAAACCTGCTGGGAGGGTGAAATGAGCATAGAAAAATTACCAGTATTTGAAACCTTCCCAGATAAGGACAAGAAACTAAGCAGGCTTATCAGGTGGCTAGAAGAAAGCATCTATGATCCGATAGCTCGCAGGGTAAGTTGGTTGCAGGACAGAATAAAAGACGACACGGTTGAAATAGTAGCAGCTGATGCAAAGCCGGGAACTGACAGTAACTGGCGGTTACATATATCAGGAACAGATTTACTGATACAGAGAAAAGAAAGCGGAACGTGGACAACTAAGTCTACAATATCAGCATAAAGGAATAATATAATGGGAATTTTTGATTTTGCAACCGATGCAGTAGAGTCAGTATTTGGCAGTAGCCTCTTCGATCCGAGAGGTGGTGGCACTGAGCAAGCCAAGACTCTGATTCCGGGACAGGAAACGTTTCTTAATCAGCTATTAGGGGGATTAAGCGGGCTAACCCAGCAAGGTCTCACGCCGGTAAACTTCCAGTCAGCAGGAACAGCCCCTCTCCAACAACAGGCGTTTGGGGGTCTTGGCGGAATAGGCCAGCAGGGTTTCGGTATCGCCGGACAGCAATTGGGACAGTTCGACCCGTCTCAAGCTCAAGGATTCTTAGGTCAAGCAGGCGGAGCCTTACAGCAAGGCTTGCAGGGTGTTGGCACACAGGCTATCTCTGACGCCTTCGCGCCGAGCCGACAGTTAGCTATGAATCGCTTCCAGCAACAAACCATACCAGACTTACTTGAAAGGTTCGGGGCGTCCAGTGGCGGCTCAGGGGCCTTGCAGGAGCAATTGGCGCAAGCAGGTGGCAATCTGCAATTAGGATTAAGAGCACAAGAAGCTCCATTTATCGGACAAGCAGCTTTGCAGGCTCCCGGCCAACAGTTCCAAGGCGCGGGATTGGCAGGTCAGCTTTCGGGCATCCCCGGTCAACTAGCAGGACAAGGCGCTAATCTCTCAGGAAACATACTCCAGCAATTACTAAGCGCAGGGGGAACGCAAAGGGGTATTGCAGGCGAGCAGGTGATGGCTCAGAACCAAAGCGCATTGCAACCACAAAACTTGCTGGCAATGTTCGGCTCGCTAGGATTAGGTATACCAGGGTTTGAAAATATAGTAACGCCTCCAGGCCCAAGCATAGGAAGTCAAATAGCTCAGATTGCAGGAGCTTTCGCATAGAAAGGAATAATCATGGCAACAGTATTACCGGCATTTAACCCGATAGCAGGCATACCAGAAGCGATTCGAGCTTTCAGGGCAAGACAGTTGCAACAACAACAGCAAAGACAGCAAGCAGGTGACGTCCAAAACCTCTTGCAGTTCCTACAGCAAACCCAACAGGGCGGTGCGCCGGCGTTGCCTCAGTTCCAGACTCCGGGCATAGGATTACAGGCAGCTAATTTTTTAGCGGGTCAACCAAGTCAGCTAGAGCGACAGCAGGCATTAGCTAATTTAGGACTGACGCAGGCGAGGACATCGGCTTTAGGGGTGCAGCAACAGCCAGAGGGATTTACGTTGGGGCCGGGACAGCAGAGGTTCCAAGCTGGCGGACAGCAAATAGCAAGCGTACCAGCTACTCCAAAGCCCAAAGCAGGGGCGATGCAAGTCGCAAAAGAAAACGACTCGACAGGTCTCGCGGCAGGAACGGTGTTCCAAGCAGATCCTCAAGGAAAAGTAACAGTAATATCAGAAGCCGGAGGCGAAGGGCTTACAGCAGCCGACAAGACGAAAATAGCTGTTACGCAGGCTAAGGAATTTAGGGCTGACGAAAGAATAAAAAACTTGCAGATTATCGAACGAAGCGAAAGGGGCATGAAGGCCGCTTTAAATCTATCCAGGACCGGTAAGAGCCGTATTGCTTCTGATCAGGCATTAGGCGTACTATTCCAGAAGATGCTCGATCCTTCCTCAGTAGTAAGACAGAGCGAGTATATCAGAACGCCAGAGGGAGCGGCAGCACTTAACAGGCTGATAGGCGGAGCTGAGGCATTAGTGAAAGGTGGATTGAAGTTAACGGATACTGACAGAGAATCATTAGTTACGATGGCACAGCGATTACTGGACGAATCAAAGATAACAGCAAACAAAGCCTTTGCTGAGTTCGGCACAAGAGCCAAAGAGATAGGACTAAACGAAAGGATTGTATTCGGCGGAGCAAAACCGTTCGATCTGACATCGCCTATTACACTGACTCAATCGCTACAGCAAGGCGCAAGTGAATTTGGAGTAGGAGGAACACAGAACGCAAGAACCCCTCAGCAGGAGGCTAGAATGCAGGAACTGCTAAAGAAAGCGGGTAAGTAATGGGACTCACAGCCGAAGAACAAGCGGAATTAACCCAACTTCAAGGGATGCAACCTGCGCAGGGATTGTCGCAAGCGGAACAATCAGAGCTTGACCAGCTACAGCAAATGCAGCCGTCCCAACAGGAAACGTTTGTCCCCTTATTTGAAGCAATGAAAGGTAAGTTGCCGTCCGAAGGCCCATTGCCTCCGAAGTTCACCGGCAGAGCAGCGGGGACAACGTTTGGTTTTGGCGGAACGGGAATAGGCGGCGCCCCGCGGTTAGTCAATCCTAAATTCAGGGACGAAACAGCAAGACGCCAAGCATTCCAGTCGTTGATAGATCAAGGATTATCCCCGGAACAAATAGACGCGACCTTGAAAACCCAGAACATACTCGACAGGCCCAGAGTAGGACGTACAGCGGGCGGAATCGGTGGAGCCGTTGCTGGAACAGCCGTCGCAGGCAGGTTTATCCCCGGCCCAATAGACGACGCGATCATATTAGCTACTCTCGCATCAGCAGGAGGGGCAGGAGTAGGCGGCGTAGCAGGAGAGGCGGCACAGACAGCAATAGAAGAGAAGCGGCTTATTGGGCGCCGTGAGGCTCTTAAAGCATTTGCTGTAGAGGCAGGCACAGAATTGGCTGGTCGGGGTATCGTAAGAGGAGGCAAGCTTGCGTTTTCTCCTTTCATTAAAAAGACAATCCCAGAAGCAGCTTCGCTGGTAGACGACTTTGCAAAAGTTGGCGGTTCATTTTCTCCTACAGAACTCGATAGCAGATTCTCTTTACGGGTTAGCGAGGCGTTTAGTCGAGGTTCATTTGGAGCAAAAAAGCCATTTTTAGAGTTTGAAAAGAAACAAGGCAAGGCTGTTTTAGCTTACGCTGACAATATACTGGAGTCAATAGGAGAGGGGATCGCTCGCCAAACCCCCGAAGAGATCGGGGAAGTCTTCGCTCAAGGCATAAGTAGACCAGATGGCAGAGTGTTCAAGATCCTTGATGACCTGATAGACCCGTTATATAAACAGGTTGACGAATTAGCACAAAGTGGAAGACAAATAGGATTCCGCCAAGTAAAAAAGGGAGGCCCAGCAATCAGGGGGGCTAAGGGGAAATTTCAAGCCGCACGTGAACTACAGCCCATAAAGCTATCGCCTACTGTAAGTACGGGGACCCTTAAAAGGTTCGCGAAGAAAAATTTAGCAACGGATACGCGCCTGAATGGGCAGTTTTTGTCTCCGGCCGGAAAAAGCAAGCTGACTTCTATTGCCGAAATGAAAGATAAACTCTCCTTTGCTGACATGCGAACCCTAAGGTCATCCTTCTTGAGAGATGCTCGGAAAATGGCTAGGGATGTAGATCAGAGCCAAGGAATCATTAAGCAGCTTGCGGGAATAACAGACGATGCTATATTTAACCCCGCAGCCACACAGGGGTTGAGCCCAGAGGCTCTTAATCTACTGAGGAATACAAATTCTCTGTATAAATCCGCACAGCAGGGCTTAAAAACAACGTTTTCAGAAACTCTCGCCAAACGAATACTTAAGAATCCTTCAAGTGTCGTAAAAGAGGTATTTCCGGCAAATAACCCAAAAGCAATACGATTGCTAAGGGAATCGCTCGTTAAGCCAATAGCCGGCAAACCAAGTGCAAAAGGAAAAGCCCTATGGAACCAACTCAGACAGGCATGGCTTGCTGACGCTGTGGACCAAGCAACAAAAGAAGGGGTGGCAAAGCCAAAGGTCTTTAATCGGGTATTCAACAAACTCGGAGCAAAGGGACTGAAGGAAATGTTCCCGGAAGGTGATGTAAGAGGAAATGTGAAAAAAGTCCAGCAACTATTTGAACAGGCTGGGAAATCTCCACCAACAGGAGCGTCGCTGTTCTCTCGCGGAGCACAGATCGCGGGAATCCCCCTAATGTATAACAGCGGGAAAGAAGGGGACTTTGTAGGATTTACGGCAGGTGCAGCTCTAACATTAGGGCCGATGGCTTTTGCAAGATTAGCGACAAATCCGAAAGGAATTAAGTTCCTGACTGCTGGACTGAAATTGAAACCAGGTGCATCAGGAGCAGTGCCAAACGCAGTAAGAGCAATCAAACTACTAAGAGAGATGGATAAAATTGAAGATAAGAGACGAGCAAAGCTTATTAGGGCAGCAAAAGCCGCCAAAACAGCAAGATCAATGCCTACTGTTAAGCAACAACGAGGCTTTGGTGGACGTGGATTTTAAACTATAACACAGGAATAGGAGCAACACCATGGCAAATCAAACAGAACCAAAATTAAAGAGATGGCATATCGGAGCAGGCCTAGTCTTGCTATTCATAGGCGTAGGTATCGCCATAGGCGCAATGCAGCGGCAGCAGGAGGTCAATACCGCCAATATCGACACAAAGGTATCTAAAGAGGTATTCACGCAGGCAATGGGCAATATAAGCAAGTCGCTTGATCGTATCGAAAAAGCCGTTACTAAAGTTGACGATAAGGTCGACAAGAAGAAATAATCCCCAAATCTTTCTTTTCATCTTTCTTAGCCTCGCTGACTTCTGGTTGGCGGGGTTTTTTTGCTAATTACAAAATAACACAAAACAGCTAATACCACGCCCAATTAACACAATCCTGCTGTTATTCACGAAGTTGAGGAAAAGTTGTTGGCATTTTCGCTTTTATGCCCGATATTGTATTTAGTTAATTTATTTATTGGAGCAAAGACTATGGAACTAGGCGAAACATTCAAAGCATTTAGATTAAACGGCAAGCCCGTAAAGAACGGTACTGTATACGCTTTCCAGAGCCACCGGACGGCAAAAGCTATGGTATACAAAGAGTTCAGTACGGCTCCGAGTGTTGTTCACGACACCGGCGGATGGCCTGTCTGGGTTGATTGGTTTGAAGCTATCGCCCCTGACGGCAAGGTAGTCCAGTTCTTTACAAGACATTTTACATTTGAAAAAGCATGACTAAATCTCCGTTAGAACCCGGGCGGTCTTCCTCCTCCCTCAATCCAGCCGCCCGGGTTCGCTATTTGAAAGGAAAGAAAGATGAAAAAACTAACTCTCGATGAAACTTGGAAACAGTGCTTGGCGATGTGGAAGTGGATAAGTCGGCAATGCTTTGGTAAATCTTGGCAATGGTGCAAGGCAAACGTTATAAGACTTAAACGTGAATGGCTCGAAGCTAATGGATTCCGCGACGCAACTATACTGAATGATTGTTTTTTCTGTAGCTACACCAAACATATCAATTTATCGTGGCAAGATTGCTTTAAGTGTCCCGCGAAGCTAGTAGATTATGCATTCCGGACTTGCCATAAAAAGGAACACCATTACCAGATATACCCTCGCAAATTCTACGCCAAGCTCAAACAGCTAAACAAGATAAGACTGGAGAGCTAAAATGAACATTTTAAGATGGCCACGGAAAGTCGTCACTTCTTTCTTTTGGGGTATCGCGGCAGCAATGGATTCGCCGGGAACCCCTCATTCTAAGATGGGCTTGACTGAAACAGAGAAGCTTGACAAGGCTCGTTTTGCTCTCGGCAGGATCGTTCGTCTCAGTGAAAACAATCCATCACTGAATCACTACTTCGGCAGGGCAATCACTAAAATCGCCAAAGAAGCTTATGAGGACGCCCAGAAATAACTCAATTACTAATTTGACATGAATTAGTATGAAATTAGCATATTTATAAGGAGCAGTAAAATGAACGTAAAGAGGAAGCTAATAGAAGATCAGATCAAAGTCCTTAAGGCCTCCAAAGACTGTAAGAATGAAATAGCTAATCAGTTTGCTAATGAAATCATTGGTATAGATTCTCAGATTAAGAACCTGGAGGCTTCGCTTGCCGAGGAACAGAAGCCGGAGATAAGGCATGGGGATTATGGGTTCAGGGAACCGAATAATCCACGGATAGTACTCTTTAAGGATAACGGCAATAAGGTTGATGCTGGTAAGAGGTTCGCTTGCGAGAATATGCAAGAAGTCCACAATCACCTACCGGAAGACAAAGCAGTTAACTAACGGGGAAACCCATAACTTTTAATAAAGGAAACGTATTATGAGCGAACCAACGTATGCAGCAGTAAAGAAAACAAGGAACTACAAGATCACGGCGATTGAAACCGTCCAGACAGCCCACAAGGGTACGAACATGCTTATTGAGGACGAAGAGAATGTCGTCCTCGATGAAAAGCTGTTCAAGGGAGCAACGAAGGAACTGGCTATGTTTGACGCCATGACAGAGGTTAAGGCAATTAAGGACTGTGACATAACCAATGTAAAGTGGGATTGCCGCCCTTTTCCCGCCAGCTAAAATCTGTTTCGGCGTCGACCTCGCAAGCGGAGAAAGCTACAGTGCAAACATCCGAAGCGACTGCCAGTGGTGGAAGCTCCGACCCCGCCCCTTATGTGCCGGAAGTGGGGGATGTGGTGAGCTTTGAGTGGTCCGGCGACCAACACATGGGAATTGTGTTTCAGCACGAAGACTGGCGCGACTGCATTGCGATCACTGACGGTTGCATACCTAAAGTAAAATGGTGTAGTGGTATTAAATTTATCGCAAAGACCGATTCTATGGGCGGGACTCACTCAGGAGAAGATGCTGTTAATCTCGCCAAAGCCTATTTCTCTAAGCCAGTCTTCGCCGGCTCCTATGTAGAATGTCAGAAGCAGTGGTGTGAGCATTATGGGATTGAAGGTGGTAGCATGGTTAAGGTAGTACGGAAGTTTGAGCAAGGCGAAGGCGGCTTTCCTAATGACCATAAATGGAACAACCGGCTAGACGTACTGCTTGGAAAAGTAACTGAAGTGTTTTTGGTTGAGCCCGGTAAAATCTCTGTCCGAACAGCACCAGATAAAGATAGGTATTGGGAGTTTGATTACATTCCCTACTTCGCCCTAGAACCGGCAGAATAGCCCCAAGCCCGGTGGCTGTAAAGGTCGTCGGGCATATTGAAAGGAAGATTATGAATAAAGCCATGAGCGAGTTAATGGAACTCAACGCCCAAAAGAACGAGCAAATACGCACCCTCCAAGCCGACAACAAGGCTCTGCGGGAGGCGTTGGGGGATATTCACCAATGCCATACCTGTATATATTCCACTGGGCTAGAAACTGGCGACTGTCCAGACGATGCGGACGGGAACAATCCATGTTCGGCATATAAGTTAACTGACAAGGAAATAGGCCACTATATGAAAAAAGCCGAACAAGCCTTGAAAGGAACCAAGTAATGAGTTGCCAACACGACAGATCAGACAAAGGGAATTGCCCTTGCAAAGAACAGAGCGAATACAAAGTAACCATATCCTTGATGGTTGACGTAAAGGTAAAAGGCAAAGCCACTTGCCCGCAAGCCCTCAAAGACCTGTGCAGGAAACCGCTTGAGGAAGTAATCACGAATATGACCTGTCAAGACATTACCCCTCTTGACGCCAAAGTAGAATACGTAAACATGGAATCGGCACAGATAGCCGGTTACGATGAATAAATAAAAATAAATTTCCCTTGACTTTCCAGGAATATAGGTTATTATTATGGTATGTTACGCAGTGCAATCCAATCAATTGAAGTCAGTCAGAGGCATTCCGGCCGTACAGGCCCGCTGCGTAACAACTCTGACTGGCTTTTTCATTGGGAATCAAACCATGAAAACATGCACTAAATGCAAAGAATCAAAACCCCTGTCTAGCTTCTACAGGCACAATACTCATAAAAGTGGGTATAGGTACGAGTGTAAATCCTGCTCTAGGATTGTCAACGTAAATTATTGTGCTGACGAAGGCAATAAAAAGAAACTAAGAGATTATCAAAGAAAGTACGCCCAAACAGAGGAAGGGAAAAAAATACTCAAATCCATCTCTATTCGCTATACAAGAAGCGAGAAAGGAAAGGTCGCAAGACGGAGAAATGTAAAAATATTCAGACAGGGCCATCCTCTGCAAGTGCAAGCCATGGAGGCTGTGCGCTGCGCCATAAGGCGAGGTGCCATTCCTCGTCCCGATAGCTTGATATGCAGTTGCGGCGAGAAGGCGAAACAGTACCATCATTACAAAGGGTACGCTAAGGAAAACTGGCTAGATGTCATTGCGAAATGTATCCCATGCCATGTTGCTATACATAGAAAGGTTAAAACATGAAGATACACATGATGGAGCAAGGTTCGGATGAATGGTTGTTGGCTAGGTCCGGCAAAATGACTTCCAGTAAGTTCCCAACGGTCTGCGCGAAAGGTCGAAGCGGTGGCCCAAGTGATGGCAGACGCAAGTACATGGATAAGGTTATTTCTGAAAGAAAGACGGGCTTACCTGGTCCCAATCGCACTTATGGGGCGATGGACTGGGGAACAGAACACGAAGACGAAGCAGTATCTGAATACGAGAAAAACAAAAGCAAGAATCAACCGCAAAAAGTCATCGTCCGCAGGGTTGGCTTTATTGAGCTATCTGACTGGATCGGTGGAAGCCCTGACGGACTTGTCGGTGAAGACGGCATAATCGAAGTAAAATGCCCGGACAGTTCAACTCAATACCGGTATAGTCGAATGTTACTCAAAAATCCGGTTTGGTTCGACCCGACATATCGTTTGCAAATACAGGGGAATATGTGGTTAGCAGGTGCAAAGTGGTGCGACTGGATAAGCTACGATCCCCGCTATAAGATGCCAAAGGAACGTCTTTTGATAGTCAGGGTTCCACGAGACGAACTGGCGATAGCAGAATTACAAGTAAAATGCGAGGCTTTCAAGCAGGAGGCTTTAGCGGAAATCAGACAATCAAACCCATTCTAAGGAGTTATGAAGATGGACAATGAAATAGTAAAAAAGGAGCCACAGGCATTGACAGCCAAAGAAGAATCACCATTTGCAATGATGGTAAACCTTTTGGCTAACGGAGCAGAGATCGACACTGCCACGATGAAAGAAATGTTTGCTATTCGTAAAGACTACGAGGCCGAGGAAGCCAGAAAAGCTTTTCACGTTTCAATGGCGGCATTCAAGGAAAATCCACCCAAAATCATCAAGGATAAGCATAATAAGCAATATGACTCGAAATATTCAAGCTTAGCTAATGTGACCGCCACAATAAGCAAAGCCCTGAGCGAGCATGGATTATCTGCGACTTGGAAACCTGACCAAAAGGAAAGTATGGTTTATGTCACTTGCTTCTTGACTCATAGGCTTGGCCATAGCGAAAAAACTACTCTCTTTGCGCCACCTGACGATTCAGGCAAGAAGAATCCCATACAGCAAATCAAAAGCACTATTAGCTACCTTGAACAAATAACGCTTCTCGCTGCTGTTGGTCTTGCGACCGATGACATGGGGGACGACGGCAACGGAGCTTACGACACTCCACCGCCACCCAAAGCCCTGGTAGCCTCCCCAGCCGAGCAAGAAGTGATAAGTGCTATCTGTAACGCCCTGCCTCCAAAAGAAGGCTTTGCTGTGCATAAGTGCTGTGTTAAGGCGATATTGCTTGAGAAATGCCGTGACAATCTCCAGATGGAACATGTAACGGGTGCTGCTGAGTGGCTAACAGGCGCTTATGCAGACGACAAGCTGTACAGGCTCGACGCCCAGCCGGAATGAAACTAAACCAACTAACGGGATAATTTTAAAGCGGTTATCTCGAATGCGACCCGTCCGGCTTGTTGTCGGGCGGGACTTTTAACCCCTTATTACAGGAGATAGACAATGAAAGATACAATTGAAGAATTGAAAAATAACGAATTTACTATATTTGCTGGCTTGGATGTATCCTTAAGAGAAAAAGCCATGGCAATAGGGAAGCCGAACTTTGAATATCGCGTGTCAAATGGCTGGAATTCAGCGTCGACTTGCCATTTCTATGAGCACACAACTTACCGGCTAAAGGCCGAGTACGAAGAACAGGAGTGGGTGGAGTATCCGGTAAAGCCTGACGCTAAGGGCACACTTGCTTATTACCATCCAACAGAAGGATATGCGTGTGGAGTTGTGACAACAGCGATAGATAAAGCTGACTTCATCGGGTTTAAGTATGAAGATGCCCCTGCTGCCTATCCCGATCCAAGGATGTACAAAGACGAAGAAGGTGATATGTCGACTTTCTGGCTTCCCGGCTACGAAGTCCTCACTCCAACCCATGTACTATTTAAATGTTAACTTACATACACGGACGACAAGCCCCGGAGTACGAGCAGGGATGATCGTAATGCTTCGGGGCAGAAGGAGTAATATGGACTTTATAGGCAGAAAACTAAACGGGAAAGCTGTATTTGACCCTGCTGTAGCCGAGCAAAGGCGCAAGCAATGGGACAGGGTCAAGGACGGAATGACCTTTAAGACCTCCCTGACGATCCCGAGAAAAGGCAAAAGCAACGCCCAAGTCCGGCTAATCTGGGGCAACATGATAGCTAATACTGTATTACAGGCCGAAGAACTTGGAATCGGCGTTGACGACTTGATGATTTACCTGCTAAACGAGAGTATTCCAAAGGGCCAAGCCATAACTCCTGACTACTTGCACCAATTGATGTACGTAATAGCCCCCACAACGAACGAGGATGGCGACAGGGTGACTTTACGGGATATGGACACCCAACAGGCCGCGAGCCTCTTTGAGCGATTCAGGACGATTATAGCGGGCGTAGGCATTGTCATTGACGACCCGCCAGAACTGGAAGAATAACAACTTAATTTAAGGAATGAAAGAATGCCTTTGACGGAAGCGGAAAGAAAAGAGCGGAGGCGAGCATGTAACAAGAGGTACAGGGAAAGCAACAAGGCGAAAATAAAGACATATAGAAAATCACACTATGACGCCCATAGAGATGAATCCCTGGAGTACGCTAAAGGCTATTACCTAGCAAACACAGAAAAAGTGCGAGTCTACAACAAAGAGTTCTACCGTAAAAACGAAAAATATTACAAGGAATACCGAGCCAACACGAAAGACAAGACCAAGGAGTACAGGAAAATATATGACGCAGCCAATAGGAAAGGCATCAATAAACAGGTTAAGTCTTGGCGGAACAAAAACAAATCAAAAGTTTCAGACACAAATAAAAGAACAAAAAAGAAACAATATGACAATATCTCTGATAGCTATGTAAAACAACGAATAGTAAAAACCCACCCCGTGCTGAGGGCTAGAGATGTGCCATGTGACTTACTTGAGTTTAAACGTCAGCAAATAATATTAGAGCGAACAATAAAGGAGATTCAAAAATGCAAACCATGACAGAATTAACACACGTAGCATCACAGATGGTCGCAGGCCTGCTTGACGGTAGCATAGACATTAAAACGGCTTGCGAGGCCAATAACACCTTCGGAAAGATTATTAACGCCCAGAAGTGCATCCTTGCGGCTCAGATCGCACAAGCCAGTGGCATGAAGATTACAATGCCATACCTTGAAGGAACTGAGAAGATGCCGACTATCGACATTAAGCCGAAGCCCAGAAAGTTACAGCAAGGATAAATCACCCTCCTCACCCCCTGTCGGCTATCGGGGTCGATGGGGGACTTTTAAGGAACCAACCATGCAAAAAAGCAAAGTAGACATAACCGAGAAACACTGCAAATTAGGCAATCACTCCACGCCCGTGTCTGACTTCGGCAACAGCAAAAAAAGCCGTGACGGATTGCATAGTTCCTGCCGTGAATGCCAAAACGCATCGACAAGAGGCTATCGACTGGCTCGTAATGCTATAGCAGTAAAGAGAAGAAACCGTGATAAGTTCCAAATTGCCTCTTTTCAGGCCATGCATAAGGCTGCTAAGATTGGCGGACAGGACAACTACAACGCTTTCGTGTCGGCTATTTGTGGTAGTTGCGATGAAGCTTACAATAAGCTACCGCAAGCAAGTATTGATAAGTGGTTGCGGTTTAAAGGATTGGCTTAATGACCCTATTCGCCAAATCCCGGCAGACATACCCGAGTTTTTTATTAAAATTTAGAGTTTTTACTTGCTATCGTGAAATATTAGGGTAGAGTATAGGTAATAGGTTGTATGCGACAATCAACAATAATAATAGCTCAGGGAATTTTCGTAGTCGCATACGGCCTCCTTGGGCTTTTTTTATGTACAGAAAGGGGCTAATATAATGGATATTTTTTGGAAACTATTGATTTATGCGGTATGTGTAGGCTATTCAGTATCCGGGGCTTATTCTCTTGGCTTTAAAATGGGCGAAGATAAAGGCCGTAAAGACATGTTGAATGAAATAACTCAAGGAAGGTAGGTAATTATGCACAAATTCTTCAGAAAATGGTACAGGAAACTTTGGGATTTTCCGAGGAACTGGAAGCCTTACGGCTGGACGTTTGATCAAATGACCGAGTATTACTGGTCTGGTAGCCAAGATATTCAATGTCCTTGTAAGCCGAAAATCGCAGCTGGTCAATGTTGACAATGCCAAGATATTGAATACAACGGCGAAGGTTGGTGATCAGCTAACTCACCACAAGGAAGCACAAAACTACATAGAACGGAAAAATATGTTCAAAATAGCTGAATGGAATGAGCGATACGAAGTGAGTAGTAAAGGCAGGGAGCCTAAACCGGGCGAGGATCTTCGCGCGGGACCACTTCAATACATACGCCTGAAAGTCTACGGGCACAGCCAAGGAACTGGCTATCGGAGAATGAAAAGTACGGCTGGCGCTAAAGCAATGGAAGTTTTCGGGATTTTCTGTAAATTTCTGGAAATTTCCGGGAATCAACCAAAGGGCATGCGTGGGACGCTTTTAAACGAAAATGACGAGCCAGCCACGATTCCGGATTTAGCTTTCATTCTGGACGTGCCTGAAAAGCAAATTGAAAACGCTCTAAATGTATTGTGTAGTGAAAATGTCGGCTGGTTAACCAACTCAACTCAACTCAACTCAATACAACCAACTCAACCAACACAAGGCGCCGGAAAAACTCCGGCTTCTCCGGAAATTCCCGGAAAGTCTCCTAAGTCCAGTAAAACAAAGCATTTAGATTACGTGCTACTGAAACCCGAAGAATACGACAAATTAGTTGCACAATTCGGAGTATCAGGGGTAAAAGACCGCATTGAGTCATTAAACCTGTATATTGGCTCAAAAGGCAAGAAATACAAATCTCATTATCATACGATTTTAGCGTGGGAAAAACGAAATGGACGCGATAACGGAAAAACAATTCAAACAAATCAGCAAAAATCTCTCGACTTCTCAAAAGAAACCTGCGACTACGGCTTTAAAGCCAGCAACGAAGACTGACCAGCCAAAGGTGTTAATGTGTGAATGCGGAGAAGAAGAACGACTGGCGAAATATGTCGGGGTGTTTGGTATATGGGTCCATACGAAATGGGGTCCGAAATGTGAAGCAAAAGAAAAGATCAAAGATAACAGGAATCAGCGCCTAGAAAAAAGAGACAAGATGCACAGAATGATACAAAGAGCAATACCGGAACTATTCCACGAAGCCCACTTGTTCCAGGTTCCGAAAGACGTAAAAGATTACCTTAAAACCAAAGCTGGGGGGCAAGGAATATTCTTCTGGGGAATGCCGGGCAGGGGTAAGACTCATATTGCATGTGCCATAATGCGAAACTTCATTGTCAGGGGAAAACGAGCACAACGGGAACGGTTCAAGGATATCGTTGACAAAATACAGGACACATTCAGCAAGCACACGTCTGCCGAAATGGTGTACCAGCGATATATCAATGCGGACCTGTTGTGCATTGAGGACCTGGGAACCGGCAAGAGCGATACCATGCAGACAGATTTCAATCAAGACGTACTCTTGAAGATCATCGACAGAAGAATCGAAGCAAAGAAAACAACGATCATAACGAGCAATCTAAGCCCTGATAGCATACGTGATGCGTTTGGCAGCAGAGTCGGCGGTAGGTTGCGGACTTTTTTGACTATTGAAATTACAGGCCGGGATCGGCGGAAGGATACGAAATGAGTAATGACGCACAAAAACTAACCGAAGTAATCGAGAAGATCAAAAGAGATCGTGTAGGTTTCAGCTTCTCAGAGTCAGTGCTTGCTGTGGAGCGGATAAAGGAGCTGGAAGAGGCTTTGAATGCAAAAGACCCCGAACAGCACATGGAGCAACTGCTTAGTGTTATTAGTGATTTACGTGCGAAACTGAGAGAAGCTAAGATTGACAATGAGGAACTTCACAAGCTTTGGGCAGAGACGATAAAAGAAAACAAAGGGCTTGAAGCCCAGCTAGACAAGCAACGGCTCGACAATATCGAAATGCAGGAATCAGTAGCGAGGCAGGGAGCTTTATTATTAGAGGTTGAGGCCCAGCTAGACGCCGAGAAGGAGAAGTGGCAAGTAAAGGGCACTCGAACATACGGCCCTTCTGCTATCAACCCAATAGCCCTCTCAAAAGACAAAAAGGAGAACAATAATGGAAACTAAAATATTTGATTTCCCATCAGTACTAAAAGAAGCGCAAGCCCTCTTTGAGGCAAGGACTAAGCTTCCGGTAGGACAGAAGGAGCAAAAGAATTATTGCACACAAAACGGCACGCCTAAATTTACACTTGGTATAGAAAACAACGCCGTAGTGTGCCTGTGGGTCGGCAATTTCCGTAAAGGTAGGACTGGGAGACCTAAGAAAGATGGGACTTGCACGGTCTTTTCGGTTGCTGATATCGTTGCTCCGTTCAGGTACACTGAGGCCGACATAAACGAAGGCTTCACTCCTAGAGAGTGGGACAGGATAGGCCTTGAGTTGATATATCTACATGAGCAATTGAAATGAAACGCCGTGAGCCGCCTAACTTTCGCTGTAAATGCGGGAGAATAGCTTTTTGCCTAGAAGATAGGTCGAATGAACCGGTATGCAAGGAGTTATTATTACTAAGGTGTGGCAGGATAAGTATTTGGAATATAGACAACAGAGAAAGAAGGCATAAGGAACAATAATGGAAAAATGTATATTAGCAAACCAAAGCGTAGTGAAGAATATCCTTGATGGGATTCAAACTCAACACCGCGTTCTAATGAGAACACAGCCAGATCATTGCCATAGAGATATCATAGGAAAAAGCCAGCCGTGGGCAAAAGAAGATTACGACAGACTGATACCACAAGTTGAAGATAAGGAAATCAAACCTCGCTGGAAACCCGGCGACATTATATGCGTCAGGGAGAGGGCGAGACTTACTAATAGGTATCCAATTGAGAGTAAATGGAAGTATCAATTTACATACGAGGCGGATGGTAGCCGGTCTAAATTCATTGAATGGCCGGAAAGAATAAAGAAGTTCCCAATGAACCGTTGCTGTCCCAACGGCTGTTTCAAAGAACTAATCAGAATCAAGAAAACAATAAAGCGGGTATGGGTGGAGCAGGGCAAAGACATTAGCTTGGATGATATTATCGCAGAAGGAGTTGAATACGACAACGAGCAAGGCCGAGGGCATTTGCGAGAAAAGTACTACGCCATGATGAAGGCCATCTACCCTAACTGGACACCCGAAACATGGCATGAATGTATAGAATGGTAATAATAATCAGAAAGGAACCAAATGGCACACAAAACACCAATAGTAGTAAAAACTTACGATCAATCAAAATCGCAGCGGGAAAAGCTCGGCAGAGAAGAGATCTATACGTTTAGTCAGGGCGGGGAACTTTACGATTACTCTAAGTTTACACCCAAAAAGTTGATGAAGCCAAAGGTGGTGAGACATGGACTATGATTATGAATTTACAATCGACTGCGAGCCAGTATCGCAGGGTAGGCCCAAAGCCCGGATCATCCAACCTAAAGGCAATAGGCCGCCATTTGTATCGGTCTATGATCCTTCAAAATCGGCAAAAGCAAAGCTTGAATTTGCGGTTTCTGCCAGACAATTCGCTCCGGAGAAGCTTATCGACCAGGCAATCAGAGTTGATACGACTTTCTATATGCCGCGTCCCCTGTACCATTACGGGACCGGCAGAAATTCAGACAAGCTCAAAGACTCGGCTCCGGTGTTCCATACGAAAAGGCCAGACATTGACAACCTTAGCAAGCTTGTCATGGATGCGCTTACCGGGGTAATCTGGACTGATGATTCAATCGTATGTAAGGGCTTCACTGAAAAGGTTTATGATCGGAAACCTCGCGTGGAAATCAGAATTAAATTGTTACAGGAAAGTAACGCAACTTTATTTTAAAAAGGAAACGCAATGCAAATTAATATCTCCTTAAGGCGAAAAGACCGTCCGATGGCAAGAATGGTATTTCAAGCCAGAGAC